GAAACTCCAGAAGAAGGAGATCCATCTAGCTTCATAGCAAGACAGCTCGAGCGTGGAAATATAGCTTCTGATGAATTAAATTCTGGAGAAATAGTTTCTTCAACTGGTCCAATAGAAAATAATCTAGTACCAGAGGAAACAGATTGTGATTTTATCCGAAATATGGATACTAGCAAGTTTAGTTCTTCTTTAGTTCTGTCAAAATATTTTAATCTTGGGCAAGTAACTTCAAATTGGACTAGAAAACCATGTAATCAATTTGGACTTACTCCACAAGATATTGTTTGTAACCTTAGAAATTTATGCGTAAACGTATTAGATCCTATAAAAGAACGTTGGCCAAATATGATTATTACCAATGCATTTAGAAAACCTGGAGACGTTTCAGCTTCCTCTAAAGTTTCTCAACATTATAAAGGACAGGCAGCTGATATTGTTTTAGGAGGATTTAGTAGGACAGAACACTACGAAGCAATTCAAGAAATACAACAGTTAGTTCCTTACGATCAATTATTGTTAGAATATTCTGGACCGACTACTGTTTGGATTCACATATCTTTTATTACCAAAGGAATAAGAAAACAGCACTTTACTATGAGAGACCATAGTCGAGTGTCAGATTTTGGAACATTTACTTTGATAACATAATATGGCTTGGTCACCGACAGACACAAATTTAGGAACTTATAATGAGTTGTCAGATGTTTCTGAGACTATAACTTATACCGATGGTGGCACTAGTTATACAGTTACATTAACACCACAGCAAACAGATCCTACTACGTTGACTTTGTCGAATGATGATCCAGCTACCATAACAGGATATTATGATAATGTATTTACAGACACTATACAATATAGAACCATAAATGATACTTTTGTAGATGTTACTAGTTTTAGCGATATAGATTTAGACAAGTTAAGTGAAATGATTTATTATATTCCAGATTCTGCAACCAGCAGAACATATAGTTATTTGGCTACTGCAGATGGACAATCTAAAACATATACAATAACTATTAATAATGATTGGGATACTGGAAAATTTTTATTGAAATCGTATGTTAAATTGATTCTATAAAAAACGATATTAAACAGATAAAAACTTCACTTGAGACTTTGTTAAAATAGTCTTGTATTTTACATAAATATGTTTGTATAAACCTAAATAAAACTATGCCAGCAGTTATACGAATAGGAGATACTTCAACAGGACATGGGTGTTACTCGCCAACTCTTTTAGAGTCTACTCCTGTGCAAAAGACATATTTTAATGGTAAATTAGCTGGAGTAATAAATTCAGAATGTCAGTATGTAGCCCATACTTGTGGCTTAGTAACACATTCAGAGGAAGAAAGATCTCCATCTAGCGGAGCTAGAAAGACTTATATAGAAGGAAATCTAGCTGCTAGAATTGGAGACGATATTGTTTGTGGAGATGCTTGTGGGCAGGGTTCTCCCAATAGTTTCATAGAATAGATATAAATAACTAAATGGCACGCAACACTAGAACTTTTAAAGATATAGACCTTAATTTTACTGCTCATCCAGTTACGGGAGACGTAGCTATAAAGTATGATGAAGCAGCGATTAAGCAATCTGTACGTAATTTAATACTAACGCAAAACTACGAGCGACCTTTTCATAGTGAAGTAGGATCTCAGGTTTTAGCTTCGTTGTTTGAGCCTGCTGGACCTCAAACAACTATTATGATTCAAAGATCTATAGAAAACGTAATAGCTAACTTTGAACCAAGAGCTCAATTAATTTCTGTAACAGTTACACCAAATATTGATGGGAATGAGTATAATATCTATATCGTATTTAAAGTAATTAATACAGAATCACCAGTAACTATAACTTTTACTCTTAAGAGAACACGTTAATGGCTAATAAAAGAATAAATGTCGCTGATTTAAGTTTCGATGATATTAGAGGTAATCTAAAATCATTTATGGAAGGGCAATCTGAATTTTCTGATTATAACTTTGAGGGATCAGGACTATCAGTATTATTAGACGTATTAGCATATAATACACATTATAATGCTCTATATACTAACTTAGCTGTTAATGAGTCTTTTTTAGATTCAGCTTCTAAACGAAGTAATGTAGTTTCTATTGCAAAATCTTTGGGGTATACTCCTCGCTCTGCCACTGCACCAAGAGCTGTTGTAGACGTTAGAGTTACTTCTACCTCTTCTACACCTGCAACATTAAATCTTCCAAAATATTCCACCTTTACTACTACTATATCTGGACAGTCCTACACTTTTTATACTATTGAGGACTATACAACATATTTGGATGGATCTCAATATCTTTTCCAAAATGTAAATATTAGAGAAGGCACACAACTTTCTTTTAAATATACTGCTGCGGCAGGACAAAGATATATTATACCAAACGCAGGAGCTGATTTAGCAACACTAACTGTTCAAGTTCAAGAATCAGCAGCTACAGGTTTATATAGAACATACAGCGAAGGTAGTAATATATTAGGTCTAACATCAACCAGCGAAGTTTATTTTGTAAAAGAAATAGAAAATGAATTATATGAAGTAGTTTTCGGTGACGGAACTATTGGTAAAGCACTATCAAATGGTAATGTGATAACTTTAAATTATATTGTAACAAATAAAGATGCAGCTAATAGCGCAAAATTATTTACATATACTGGTGCTTCTCTAATCGGTGGAACTGTAACAGCTAGTACTGTTTCTGCGGCTTCGGGTGGAACAGATATTGAAGACATAGAAAGTGTTCGATTTAATGCTCCTCGACATTACTCAACACAAAACAGAGGAGTTACTAGTGAAGATTATAAGAGTTTAATTACTGAAGAAGTTTCTAATGTTGAAGCTGTTAGTGTTTGGGGAGGAGAAGATAATGATCCTCCAGTTTATGGTAAGGTATACTGTTCGATTAAACCAGTAGGAGCTACTGCACTTACCGCAGTACAAAAGTCTCAAATAATTACTGAGGTACTAAAACCAAGAAATGTTGTTTCTATTACTCCAGAAATTATTGACCCAGAGTATATTCACGTAGCTGTAAACTCAGCAGTTTACTATAACCCAAGATTAACTACTCGCTCAGCTGCAGATATTAAGGCTATTGTAGAAGGAGTTATACAAGATTATAATACTACAGATTTAGAAAAATTTGATAGTGTATTTAGAATTTCAAAACTAAGCAGACTAATAGATGCAAGCGATCCAGGAATAGTAAGCAATATTACAAAAGTAACTCTTCACAAACCAATTTCTCCAGTTTATGGCGTAGATTCACAGTACAAGTTTAACATTATTAACCCAATATACAGTTCTGGACAACCAGAAGATAGTATTACTACAACTCCGTTTTATATGCATGGAGATGCAGATAATGAATACTATATTGATGATGACGGTAAGGGAAATTTAAGATTATATTATCTAGTAAGCGCAACAGAAAGAAATTATGTTAATAACAATATAGGAACTGTTACTTACTCAACAGGAACAATTAATGTTCCAACATTAAACATTACTACTCTTGGAATTGGAGTTACTGAGTTTAAGTTCTTTATTAAACCTTCTTCTTACGATGTTGTAACTGCTCGCAATCAAATCTCAGTTATATTAAATGACGAGATAACAGTCAGTGTAATTACTGACTCCTTCTCGCTTGGTAATACAGGCGGCGGAACAAACTACACGTTTACAACCAGTAGATCATAATGGCGACAATTAAACCAAATATATCGACGATTGTAGCAAGGCAACTTCCTGAGTTTATTCGGGATGAATACCCTTCATTTGTTTCATTCGTTGAAGCTTACTATGCATATTTGGACGCCAATTATAATGGTAGAAACATTGAAGATTATAGAAATTTAGATGAAACTGTTGATAGTTTTATTCAGCAATTTAAAAACGAGTTAAATGTACTTGCTGAACAGTCTTTTCCAAACTATGTTAATCTAAATGAAAAAGAAACCATCATAAGAAAAGCCAAGCAGTACTTTTCTGCTAAAGGTAGTGAAGCTGCATATAAGTTTTTGTTTAGAGCTTTATATGGTAAAGAGGTAGAAATTTATTATCCTTCTGAATCAATTTTACGAGTTTCAGATGGAAAGTGGCAACAAGATCTTTCTTTTTATATTAGTTTAACTACAGGCGATCCTTTTAGCTTAGTTGGTAAGATGGTTGATGTTTATAATTCTGATGGATTACTAATCGTAACAACCTTTGTTGAACGAGTTGTAGAAACAAATATTGGAATTTATGAAGTTTTTGTACAAAGATATACAGGCACTGTTTCAATAGGAGATACCTTAAAATACTCTACTACGTTTGTTGGTACTTTATTGGGAACTATTGTTCGTTCTGAAATATTAAATGCGGGAGCAAACTTTACCGTTGGTCAAATTTTTGATATAAACTCATCAGAGAGTTCAGGAGCTAAACTTAAAATAACACAAGTTTCTTCTTCTGGCGCAATACAAAAATATAAAATTATTGCTTTCGGATATGGGTACGTACGTAACTTTACCGTAAACTTAAATCCAACTTTAGCATCGTTTATCGATCCTTCTCCAATTTCAGTATCTCGAAATGGTGTTGAACAATTTAATGTTCCAAGTAATACGTATACTCAAGGAGTTTCTGAAGCTGGATATATTATTAATCCAAACTATTGGGAAACAGATTATTCAGATGCATTATATTCAGGAACAGTTTTAGGTGGATTTACAGATTCGTATACATTTATTTCTGATACTAATAATATTGCAACTTTAAAGTTTTATACTGGAGCAGTTAACACATATCCAGGATACTATTCCAAAAACGATGGGTTTATTTCAGATGCTATCTTTATTCAGGATAGTAGATATTATCAAGCTTATTCGTATGAAATCAGAATTGACGAACTGCTTTCTAGTTATAAAGATTTAATAAAGTCGTATATACATCCAACTGGAACAGCATTATTTGGTAATTATAAGATTACAAATGTAATAGATTTAGGTACAACTTTATCTCCAACAACTTTACATATAACAAACTATTTTAGTGATGGAGCTTTTGTTACTGAATCTCATACTTTGGAGATTTCTAAGGTGTTTGCTGATGCAGCAAACATTACAGAGTCTCCTTCGTATCACCTAAATAAAGAAACTATAACAGAAACTGTTAGTACGACGGAATCAGGTGCAGTTTATATAAATCCTTATGCTGGAGAAGATTTCTTCGCTGAGGACTATGCTTTAAGTAATGCAGCAGCATCAACATTTTAACTAGGAGAGAACTTTAACCATGAAAATGCAATCAGGAGTTAAGGCGACTGGATCTTTAAAGATTACAGTTACTAATAAAGAAGGAAAAGTAGTAGAAGAAAGAGAAATAGACAATCTAGTTGTTACCACTGGTAAGAATTATATTGCTTCTCGTATGGTAGGTACATCGTCTACTGTTATGAGTCATATGGCTTTGGGAACAGATAACACTTCTCCCGCAGCTGGTGAT